CGGAAACGTCAAGCCCTATCCACTCATACCAACACTCGACAGCCCCTTCGAGTACGTGAAGGCCAACAAGGTTGCCGACAACGGGTTCCCAGTGCTATCAAATCTAAAGAACGAGGAAGCGAAGAAGAAGGTATACCAGTTGGCAACCACGGTACGCGAGCAGATCGTGGCCGCCAGCAAGCTTGGACCTGTAGGAGTGCAAAGATGGCTACTAGACAAGGAGGACGGGCAGCCTTGGATGGTAGCCGTGCGGGGCAAGTGTAAGGATGATTACTACTCCGCCGAGAAGATCTTTGGCTTCCAACTGCGCTTCTATTGCGCATTCCCAAAACAGATACTATTGAACATGCAGGTAGCAGTCCAGCCCTTTGCGGCCCTACAAAGGAATATATTGGATGCTGACTGCCATACTATGTATGGAGCAAGCCTTGCACATGGAGGAGCCAATAAGCTCATGCACAAAATGCAGGAACAACTGGACAAGGCCGGCTTCGCCTACTGTCACAGTGGTGATGACATGATCATCGCCTTCTATGACGAGAACAGAAACCTGCACGTGTTTGAAGCTGACTTCAGTGCAATGGACATTACTGAGGACCGTGACGTGTTCGAGAACGTACACGACACATTACGGCGCTGGCTTGAAAGGGTCGACGCCCCTGCTGCAAACCTGTGGCACGCCTATACAAGGAGGCGACTGGTGGTAACAACAGCTAAACATGCACGAGTCTGGTACCACGGGGGTCCATCTGGGCTTCCGGGACAAGGTACGATCAACGACATGGGGGCTGATGTGTTCACGCAACGCTTTGTACGCGAAATGCTACAAGTGGTCGAGACGCAGACGCCAAACAAAGACATCACCACACAGGTTGCACAGAAGGCAGCCAGGAGTCTGGGTCTCAAAATAAAAGTTGAGAACTACACCATCTCAGACTTCAAGGCACAGAGGGAGGTTCAGAAGGATACTGACTCCCCTATTAGGGGGAACCTCTATGAGCATCTACAAACTCACACACTGAAATTTCTTGGCAACAACTTCTATGCCACAAAAGGGAAGTTCTACTGCTATGTTGACATTCCAAGGATGATGTCGCAGCTACCCTACTCACGCACTTATACAAAGAAAGGACGTGAATTTGAAATAGCTGAGGCCATCAGGATTGGCAGTATAGTGTTGAACATAGGCATCGTCCCAGATGACCTTGTACCCTGGCACATGGCGGCCGTATCGGCCACCATTGACAAGCTGAAGTACACCATTGGAAAATGGCCAGTGATTGACAACGACGAGGAACGCGTGAGCAACTACTTGGAAAGGCAAATCACTGGTGTCGAAATGGACGACATTACTAGCATGAAGGGTTTACTGAAAGCCCTGTCTCGCGATCCTATGGAATTGTGGGACGTGCCAAGAAAGAAGGGTGAGGACAAGCCGCAGTTTCAGGCTGTAGGTGTTCCAGGACATAGCATGTCTTGGGCTGATGATGAAGAGGACATAGAGAACACCCTAGCCAAACTACAAATCCCTATCAAGGAAAGTGCAAACTACTCCGCTGCGTTCTTCAAAGGAGACGCAGTCTGGAGGAAGCCATCAAGGCCTGTCACTCTGTCAAACGACGGACGCACTCCTCCCACCACTGTCTGGGGACCACCTAAGGACCCACAGAAACAAAAGGACGCACCGCGTGTGGGCAGGCGTCCTGGTGGCAAGGCGAGACAAGGCAAGGTGCTGCCAACCGAGGAAGAGGAAGAGCAGGACTACGACTCTCACGAGTACGAGGACTACGACGATGATAATGTCTACTCGGACGATGAATATGGCAGCGGTGCTGTAGACGTTGATACTTCAACGGCCAAGAAGGAGGACGATGCCGTCCACGCTAGCTGGCTGTCAAAGGGGTACAACAGATAATGGACAACACCTGCTTCAACACAATCAGCTCGCATGTGTTCACACAACACTTTCCACACCTTGCAATTATATGCATGCGGGCAGCACACACAGAACTTCCACACACCGAAATGGCAGTGGCAGCATAGGGGGGTTGCGATTGGCTCTCCTGAATGCTGTTCAGTCCCTTCACACACATCTCTTTCTATTTTGCATAAGACAAACAACACAATCTACGCTCTGTGTTGCCGAGTAAAACACACACCCACCCTACACCTCACACATAAGAGAATCAAATCTTTCCAACAGCCACCTACATCTCCCAATGCCCAAATCCAAGTCCAAGCCGATTGCACGTGCTGCGCGCCCAAAACCACAGCGCAAGCAGAAATCTACAGGGCGGTACACCGACGATATAGTTCGTTTCTACAGTGGTGCGACAGACGTGTTTCGACTTCCGGACATGACAACAGCGCCCACTGCAGTGATGCGACTGGACCAGGACCTGTCACCAGCGAGTAACTCCAATGGGGACGTGGCCTTAATCTTGTTCCCAGCACTGAATACTGCGCAGGCTACTCCTGTACCCGCAGCAGGTGTGTTGCCAGCAACTATCCCTTATCTCCCTCACCCGCAGCAATCCACCGTTAACAACAACTGCTATCGCGGGCGTTACAACGGTTGGCGTGTCACAGTGAGTTACATCGGTCCTGAACAGACCTGCTCTGGTATGCTGTATGTAGGGACCACTATGAATCCTGGCGCTATGGTCAGCTTCAATATGTCTTCCTACCAGCCACAGTCGCAGACTTTTCCTATGAAGCCAGGTGGAACGTGGACGTTCTACGTGCCAATGCTCTCAACTCCAGTTTTGGAGCAGGTGAGCGGTGGCAACTTCATGACTGAGACATGGCCGTCTATGTTCCTCTTCTTTAGAGGGCTTCCGGCAAGCTCATCCGTGCTGCTAGTGAGAGACGTGAGGTGTCTTGAGTTCTATCCTGAGTTGAGTGCCGTGCCACTCATAGATCTCAAATCAGAGCCGTATGACCCTGTGGGTATGGCTGAGGCTGGCATCTTCCCTGGTGTGGCACAGGAGAATGGGTCCGACGAGGGGCCTACGTGGGCCGAGAAACTCGGCAAAGCAACATACAATTTCGTTGGCGGTGTCGCTGCTGGATTCGCTGAGCGAAACGCTGCGAGGGAGGTCATTCGTGACCACATGATGGGCAACCGCATTCACATGCTAGAGCTCTAGGCTTGCCTTTGCGAGTGTCCCATTGGGGGGCACACGGACTGGCTGCAAAACAACAAAGATAAGAGTCGGGGTCCAAGGACTCCCCCGGTGGAACGATGCCCTAAAACACGGTTGAAGCAGCAGCTTGTGGCCTAAATCGTGTGATTAAGGGGTTTTTCTGCCGCTTAAAGCAACTAGTGGTTGCGCCTACCGTTGTTGGAATAACGCTTAGCATTGTGCACTTTGGGTGCACAATGCGGTGGACACAGAAACAACACACTTGGTAGGTGAT